GTTGCCACAGCACCAGTGCCAGCTTGGATGAATGAAACCAGATCACTACTAATGCGCTCGGTCGATGCTGGTGCGCTATACACCACGCTACCATTCTTATTTTGCACCTGAATCGAGTAATCGCTATTGACGTAAATATTTGCTGGCGTTCCCTGATAGACAGGATAACCCCCACTGGTGCGAATCGGTTGGACAGCAGTAATGGTCAGTGCCGCATCCCAATAAACAACAATTGGGTTTGTAATTGGGTTTGAGTTGACTGTGCCAATCCAGATGTAACCATCTTCAAGCGGCTGTCCACTAGCATCCGCAAATACTTGGAATGGTGGTTCTACTGATAGTGCTGACATTTATTCATTCTCCTCGCCAAATTGACGGCCTGACTGCATGGTACTTAAAAGCCATTGAACGCGATAGTCCATTTTCTGTGGCATCCCTAACTCTTTTGCAAACTTTGTAAACGCCTTGCTTTTTGCAACTTGTTCTGCCGCCTTTTGGTTGTTTCCCTGTGCAACATCCCTTGTGGCTTGCAAAAACTCGCGTGAAGATAAAAGATCGTCTGCGGCTTGTTGCATTGGGGTTTTACTTTTTGAAACAGCAGATGCAACAGCGGCAGCAATACCCACGCCAGGCAGACCCACGCTTCGCCCTGCCATTTCCACTGTTGACACAATCGCACCTTTTTTACCTGCCTCTACAATCTTCCCAATAAAGTTATCGGCATTATCAAACAAGGCTTGCTCTGCGGCTTGTATACGGCCTGTAACAATACGTTCTTTTGATGCCAATGCAATGCCTCTAGACACCCTGTAAAGGTCTGATAGTTGCTTGCTTGCACCAGGTGGTAGGTTCGACATCACAGCTGCATAGGCTTGCTTATTATCTAACAACCCTTGATACCAAGTTGCATACTCATTAAAGCCAAGTTTTTTGTCCAAGGCGGCACGACCAAAAGCTGTATTCAAACCAGAAGCTACGACCTCTTGACGCATATCCTGTGGGACTGCCTTCAATAAATTGATGAGTTTTTTCTCATCACCTTTTGGCAATGCTCTCATTGCGCCAGTAATGTTATCCACCATGCTCAGATGTAACTGTTTGCCAAACAATGAGGTCATGTCCTTTTCGATGGATTTTCTAACTTGCACCGCTTTGTTTGCGGTTTCAAAAGCCTCACCTACACCAAAACTTTGCGCCACGGCTTTTTGATCTTGTGCAAGTGGCCCATACAGTTGGTCAAGAGCACCTCGGTCTGCATCTTTAAACGGGCCTGCTTGCTTGTAAGCAGAACCAATGTCTTTTCTGACTTGATCTAATTGTGCATAGGTTGGGAAAACCTCAACATCAACACCATCAACTTTTCTCACTTGCGGAGATAGCCGCCTAAATACATCTTTTTCCATTGCAGACAAGTTCTGCAACCCACCAAGGTCTTCGCCACGGGTGATTAGGTAATTTAAAATGCTTTGAGGATTAACTTCGGCCCTTACTGGTATTGCCTTGTTGATGACATTGTCAAATAGCCCTTGAGTTTCAGTGGCAAGTTCATCAACTTGAGATTGCATCCGCTTTTGCACAGTTGCAGATAATGTGCTCAGGTCTTTTGTACCACCAATGTCAGCCACTAACTTATCAGCACGATCACCAATAATTCTGAAGCCCTCCAACTCTGCAGCACGAGCTTGTGAGCCAGGCACAGACTTAACGGCTTGTGCTAGTTCACGATAAACTTGATTTGTAGTTACATGGTCTGGCTGAAGATATTGGTCAATTCCAAGCCTTTTTGCTGCTTCGATTGTTTTTGGGTTTGGAGCTGTTTCAGAGGCCAAGACTTGCATGGCTCTTGTTTGTGCGCCTGGTATGCGAGTTTCACCAGCCGCAACTCTTGTTGTTTCCGCAAGTTCACGCATAGGCATAGTAGGCGCACTAACGGGTGGAGCACTAACAGGCGGTGTCACGCCATCCATAGTAGGCTCGATGCGGGGTGGTGGTGGTGTTGGTGCACCCCTTACTGCTTTAATTACTCTTGATGCACCAGGCACAACCGCCTCTAAACCACCTGTAACAGCAACTTCTTTTGCAATTTCTTGGGGCTTAAATTCTGCACCAGAGATAACCTTTGCCGCCTCAATACCTGCTTGCGTTCCAGCAGCACGACCAACAGCGCCAAGCACTGTCGTAGCCCTTCCAGCAGGCGTAAAAGCCAATACACCACCAACAGCCCTTGGTATATCGCCCATAGAAAAGCCTGGTGGGATTGCGTAATCCTTACCATCTATTGAACTTCGCAAAATGAAATTTCCCTTTTCATCTTGCATGACTTCTGTTTTAGGGTAATTAGATTTTATTATTTCTACTGCTTGCTCTGGGCTAGACAACAATGTTCCTAAACCAGTCAAAGCACTTTGGAAACTAAACGAACCTAGTTCTGGCATGGATGTCCACTCTGGCAATGTTCTAGTAGCCTGTGTTGCACGCTCACTTCCAGTTACAGACTCCACAATAGCGGCAGGAATATTTTTTAACGTAGTAAAAAAACCACCTTGTTGTTGCCCTGCTATTGGGGCTTGCATTGTTTGACTTGGCTCTGGTGGTGTTGCGACACCAGCCACTGGTTGCCTAAGTTTTTGGACTTCCTGCGCTAATAATGTTGCAGCCTCAACATCACCCGCAGCATCTGCATTTATTAGTGCCTGTTCTAATTCTTGAAGCGTTGCCATGTTTACCTCTTTTTATCGGCGCAAGTATTGCTGGAGCACTGAATCAACTGTTCTTGGCGCTTGTGTGGCAGATGCTGGTGCTGCGGCTGGTGCTACAACTGGTGCTGCGGCTGGTGGCGTATATACAGGAACATTTGCCCTGCGCCCTTGCCTTGTTTGGCTATAAAAGTCATCGGCAAGAATTGGGCCAAGACTTTCATCAAACCGAGCAATTTCTTCTTCGCTGTAATTGTCTGCACGAATTAGTTTTCTTGCATGGTCTGCAATTTTTGCTGATCTTTTTGCAAAAGCATCTGCATACTTTGCCATCAATTCACGGCCATCTTCTGAGTTTGCCAATGACGGGAAAGCAGAGACAAACGCCCTGAATTCAATGTCAGATGTAGAACCAGAGCCGGGGGGTCTCAATTGCGTTGCACCACGAACTGCCAAGGAATTAGCAAGATCATTTGCAACTACAGTGTCCGTCGTAAATCCTAAATTTTTGGCAATATCAGTACCTAACTTAATTACAGCACCACCGCCTTTGCCTTTAAGCAGATTTGATATAACTCTTGAGTCTCTTGCAAGTGTTCGTGCAGATGCTGCTGCCGCAGAAAACTCCTGCGCTCTTGGCACATCAAGTTCTTTCAGTGCCAAAGTATCTCTTTTTGATTGATCTCCAATAACAACAAGAGGTTCTTTTACAACTGTTTTAATTTCACCTGATGGGCCTTGTTGGTATGAACCCGCTGGCAACCCTGCTGCTTTTACCTCTGCTGGTGTAAGAAGTTTAAATTGTTCCTTAGTTGCTGAAAGTAACTTAATTTCGCCTTTTGGCCCTCTTTGATAAACGCCTTCTGGTAACTTTGCAGTTGTTCGTTCTGCCTCTGTCAAAATTTTAAACCCATCTTCAGGAGTAAGTTTTTGCTTTTCTAAAGATTCAACAACTTTGCCAAATTTTTCTGGGTTGAGCAAAGTTAAAGAAAAATTAGTTTGCCTTTGGGCTTTTTTAATACGTTCTGGGTCATCGGTATTTGACAGAATTTGTTGTATTTGGTCGTAAACCGTTGTTGGCAAATTTGAGTTTTTTCTTGCTTCGATTGCTTGATTAACAATGTTAAGTGCAATATCTGGGTTATTATTTTCAAGTGAAACGGCTATGTCTCTGCCAATATTAAATTCAGCATCTTGTTGTTCTTGGGTAAATCGACTTGCCACATCTTTTACTGCTTCTCTTTGTTGCGGATACTTCAATGAAAATTCATTAAATGCCTTCATAGAGGGATTTTGAAGTACCTGCTGTAAGTCAGTGGCATATTGCTGTTTAGCTTGCTGCGCTTGTTCTGTTGCAACACGCTTTTCTTGCATTTCTTTAATGCTTGTTCCAAGTTGTAAGCCGCTTAGTAAACTCCGAGCAAGATCGGGTTGCGGTATCTGCGCCATGTAATTGATTGGTTGCACCATAATCTCACCTTAAAAAATAGAGCCTCGTGGTCTCAAGCCTTGTCCACCGCCCATATACCCTAAATTTGGTGCGCCTGTACCTGCGCCAGCGCCTGCGCCAGCTCTACCACCAAAACCACCCATAGCACCCGCAACAGCGCCACCAAGTTGCAAAAGTTGACCAAATGTTTGACCAGGCACTGCACCACGAGCAAGCTGACCCCCTGCTGTTGCTGCGCCCTGCTGACCCAAAAGACCAGATACATTTGCACCAAGTCGTTGACCAAATTCAGCTTGCCCTGCTGCTGATCTCTGGCCTAATTCAGTAAATCCACCAAGTCGCCCGTACTGCTGTTCAATCAACTGGTTAAGTAACTGCGGACGGAACTGAGCAAGCGCAGCTTGGACGTTACCGCCACGCAAACCACCTGTGGCCGAGGCTCTTGACAAAATGGCCTCTTCGCCCTGCTGTGCAAGTGCTTGAAATGTCTCGCCCCCACTAATTCGCTCAATGGCGGCACGTTCTTCCTCTGGCCCTCTAAGCCCAAGAAATGCTTGCTGTGCTTGTAATGCGGGTGTACCAGCGGCAACATAAGGTGACATCAGTTCAACAAGTTTGTCAAACTGTCTGCGTTGTTCCTCAATGCCTGCTTGTGCGGCTGCTGATTGCGTTTGGCCTGCAGCTTCGGCTGCTTTTCCGGCTTGCTTTGCGCCAGTAATACCACCAAAAACATCACCAATTAAATCGCCAATAAAACTCATACTGCGCTCCATTCCTGTCGGGTCATGCCCAACACATAAACGTCTTTGATTACGCCATTTTGCACACAGGCACAGCGCCTGCATCCCTCTACTTTGAAGCCTAACTTGATGCAATAATTCTTTGCCATATCAAGTCCTTCAATAATGTAAGCCGTAACCCGTAAGATTGGTTGAGCAAATGCCCATGCTAAACAAGCAAGACCAAGATCACGAGATTGTTTGAGTGCTGATTTTTTAAGCAATGCATGAAGTTCTAACTCGACTGCGCTTTGCTTAATAGCGATAAAAGCACCAGAAAATTTGCCATCAACCCATGCTGAAAGATAGGTGACATTTGGGTGTTCGATTGGCGCAGCAGGGCGATTATCATGCCCAACTTTTGTGATGTAAGGGTCTGAATAGACCTCCATCAAATGCTGCTCTGTAATTCCAACCGTGACCATGCACAACTCCTAATTAGGGCAGGCCGCTGGATGCCAGAACTCAGCGGCTTGATTTTCGCACAAATTCGGAAAAGGTCAATCCTCATATTCTCTGTCTTCCCAAGCCTGACAAACCCGCATATCGTTGCAGATAAAGTTCAGCTTTTCGCAGTGACCCCTGAATCCTGCGCCCTTGTCATAAGCCGCCATTGGGATGCGCTCAATCCGCACTTGGGTCATGAAGCTGTTATCGTAATACTCGCAGTTTGAGCAATGTTTGCGTCTTGCGTCTTTTTCATCGCATTGCATCGCCTCTGCCAAACCAGCGTAGAACTCCTTATTTGCACCAGGCTCATTGGTTGGCATTTCAGGGCCATAGTTCCAATCAGCTACCGCAACGGCATAGTTCTTTTTATTCTCTGCGTTGGTCAAAAATTCTTCTTCCATCGGCAGACCATTAAAGCCCCGTGGAATAACCATAAATTCTTTCATTTCTAGCTCCTTATGAAATTTCTCGACCTGATGCTCGGATGGTTAGGGATGTTGCCGCCCCTGCGATTGTGGAAATAAAACCACCAACGTCTAATGCCTGACCTACCAATTCTGGGCAAGTATATGTCTCATCTGGCACGATGGTACGTGTGTCAATAATCAGATTTGATGCTCCTGCTGAACCACCACTTGTGACCAAATTGCAACTGAAAGTCACATTGCTGGCACTCGTATTGGTGACAGTAAACTTGTCAATAATTGCCTTGACATTTGTTGCCGTGTATTGGGTGGTCTGTGCATTTTCTGCCTGTTTTGCAGGGATTAGCACTTTTACTGTAACTGTCATTGGACACCTCCGATGTTGTTGTTGACTGTGAGAATTATGGATGGAATGCCTGGGTGCGGTGCTGATGCAGCAAAAGCGGCAATCTCAACAGAAAGATCGCTGACCGAGAACATCAGCTCGACATAATCATTGGCTTTAAGGTCAAAAAAATAATTCAACGATGAGAAAATTTCAGCGTTATTACCTTGAATCCTTATCTGACTTGCACTGTCTGGCACATCCACACCGTTTAGACGAAACCAAAAATAGAATTCTGCCGTGCCGCCAGCGGTCTTATCCAACTGAAATGAGGTATCAAAGTTGTAGATGCCCTCGCTGTCCACAATGATGCGTGAGGTTGGACTTCCAATAAATACCCCATTGCTGAGGTCAGTGTTGTTGAATGTGATCGCCTTGGCTGTGTTGATTGTGGTGGCTGTCTGGGTGGTGGTGTCGTAAAACGACCCATATCTTGCTCGTTTAAACTCCCGTGGTGGTGGAGTCATCTGCAAACCCTCAACGGCTTTATTCAACTTGTCCACCAATGCCAAAGCCTGATTTGCTTTGCTTTCAGCCAATGCCACAGTCACCGCAGTTTCTTGTGCCAAAAGTGCAATCCTGTCTAGTGCATCCTGTGCCTTTGCGCCCAATGCTGCATCATTAACATTAGTCTCTTGCGCCAAAGCACTTAATTGTGCTAATGCCTCGTTTGCTGTTGCCGCTGCATTGTCGGCCTGATATTCAAAGTCAGTCCCGACAATAACTTGAAGTTGGTCAACCGTGGAAAACAGCAACTCAAATTGTCTGATTTGTTGCTGATCGGTAAGAAACTCCGCAAGTTGATCTCGCGTCAAGTTTAATCTGCGGGAAACTGGTGCGGTTGCCATCAGTATGCCAATGCTTCAATCTGTGCTTCTAAGCGCACATAGGACACATGGGCATCACTGTCGCCACGGAAACGCTGTATGCGCCAGTTCCTCATGTGACCCTGCTGAAACCATGCAAGACGCTTTTGGCGGTTGCCAATCGTGCCGACAGAGATAAACTTTTCTTGTGAATAAGTCTGCCCATCTAGTGAGTAGCTGGTGCTGATTTTCGGGTTTTTGCCCAATGCAATGCTACCTGTCAGGCTCACAAGTTCCATCTCGTTAAAGATTGCACCATTGCTCTCGTTGTAGACAATCAATGTGCCAAACTCCCAACGCACCTGCTGACCCCAATGGTGACCTGTATCCTGTACCAAGTAACCAATATTGTTGGATTGCGGGTCGCCAACCATCCACTTATCGTACACCCACACCATGTTTCTAGCTCGATACTGTGCAAAATCAACTATGGTTGTGGTCAATATGAACCAGACAGGTGTCTGTAAAGCCTCAGATGCTGATGCGTCATAAACTATGGTGCGATCAGGCAAATGCACATAAAGGTGTTCGTGATTCTTGTCGTTTCTGGCCTCTAACTTGACCAAGGCCAATTGCGCCTCAGTGTATTCAAGAAGCAGATTGTCAATTTCCTGAGTGCTTATCTTTTGAGTAGTTGCAGCAGCGCCCACGTAAATGCTTGGTGCTTCATTTCTTGCGCTACCTAAAAATGCAACTCGGTCAATAAAGACACAGCAAGCAAATGTGCCAACAACGCCTTTTTGTATCTGTGCGCCATCAATTCGTGCAAATGGGAATA